CGTAGCTGAATCAGTCGATCAGCCATATCCTCAACGTCGGCCGTATTCTTCAAGTAACTCGAGAACTGTTCAGCATAAAGACCAAAAGTGGCCTGAGAGTCTGTGTCTTGAGCGATATATTGGCTATTAAAGTTATTACCATAATCAATGATTAGTTTATTTACCAATTCACCCTGTCGCTGAACGATTCCAATACCAGCGCCAATTGCTTGGTTGGCATCTAGGTCGGTATATCCGTTGGCGGTCAGGTAGTCCTGACGATGGCTGGCGTCCGCGTAACCAATAAGACCATTGGCATCTTCGTATAAATAGCCAAGAGCTGAGGAAGCAATTTGATTCGCGACATTGGAAATCACTTGATCCGTAATCTGTCGGCTGCTCATCGTATATTCACCAGCATCAATTTCGCCTAAGCCAATGTTCTGCGCTTGCGCCCAAGTTTCGGTGGCATTGTAAGTATCCCAAGTTTCGGCTGGTGGGACTTCATTCCAAGAGTTGAGCAATAGATCATCTAACAAGTCTTGTATCTGTGCGCCGTCTAATCCTTCGGCTAGGTTGCCATCGAAAGTGGCTCGTTGGAGTCTAGCTAATGGGCCAATGGCTGTAATGAATATATTTGTCACAGCCGCCGCGTTACCAGCCGAAGTTACTGATTGGCGAATATCTGAAATGCGACCGCCAAAGATAGGAACATAAGTCGCTGAACTGTTTTGAACCTCAATGAGAATCGAGGTATTGACTGTGAATGAATAAACTGTGTTATCGGTATTAATAAGCCGCAGTGAACAATAGCCAGCAGGGGTCGGCGAGTTGATGTCGGTTCTGCCTGTTGTAATTTGCAAGTCAGCCAAAGTGACTGAAGTGACCTCTGTGCCATTGGCTTTGATTCGCCATACGGGAGTCCAAGCTGTCATAGGATTTGGGCGTTAGTCCTGAGATCACCGGCACCGGTTGTGCCGCGATTGGTGGAATTGTTAAGGGCTAAAACGACTGCTCGGGTGAATCCTTCTTCGTCAATAACGCTTGGAGCATTGACGTTAATTGTCACATTCCCGCGTTCTTCGCCAGCTCGAACTGCTGCAACGTCAAAATTAGACGGAATAGCGTTACCGCTTGGGACGATGGTAGTTGTGACGACTGGAGTTGTTGCAATTGTTGTCGGTGTTGTCACCTTTGGCGTTGTAGGTGTTGTGGTTGTTGATGGAACGCTTGGGGTACTTATTTTAGGCGTTGATGGCAACGACGGAACTGAGCTAGATGGGCTTGAAGTTGTGAATGATGGCTTGGATATTGTGTTGACATTGGGCAGGATCGGAATTGCATTGTAAGCGCGAATAAGTGCGTTGATGCTGTCAATTGCGAAAGATACGGCTGATTTAATGCCATTAACGACTGCGCCGATAACGTCCAAAATACCGCCAGCAATTTTGCCTAAGAAGCGAAGGGCATCGCCAAAGCCATTCAAGATAAGTGGAATAACAAAGTCTTTGATGATTGTGCCTAAAGTTGTAAGAGCTTCTCGATTACGTTCAATGGCGTCCTGAACTGGTTTAAGAGCTGCATCTTTAAATTGGATAAATTTAGGAATGACTGTGTTAATAAAGAAGTTGAGTAGGTTTTGCAACGTAGGCAATAAGGCAGCACCGATCGATTCTTTAGTTTCATCAAAGGCGACTTTAAGACGTTCAATCTGCCCTTCAAAGGTATTGGCTTGAGTTGCCGCAGCTCCGCCGAATGTATCGGCTAATTGCTTTACAGTTCCCTCCAAGCCAAGAGTTTTAATTTCAGCTGACGACAAGCCAATTCCTAGACGCGCTAATGAAGCTGTATTGCCTTCATAGGCTTTGCCAAGTGCGTTCGCAACAGTTTCAACGTCTTTGCCCGTTGCGGCTGATACGTCGAGAGCTAGTGTGAGTAATTCTTGAGAACGTTCGACTGATCCAGTAGCGACTGCAAGGCGTTGAAGGGCTGGACGCAGTTTGTCATCTGCTACGCCTGTGGCGAGCGAAGTCTTGAGAATTTGTTCTTCGACGGACGCAATTTGAGCATCGGTAGCAGCTGTAACATTTTGCAAAGCTAGGGCTAAGCGCTTTTGTGCGGCTTCATCTTCAATGGCAGCCTTAACGCCTTCAATGGCTAACTTGCCAGCATAAGCAGCAGCCGCAGCGGCAGCAGCAGCGAAAGCGGCAGCGGCAACCTTGCCGAACTTTTCTAACTTACCACCAAAGCCTTCAACCTCGTTGGCTCCAACGTCTAGCTTCTTTTTTAAATCATCAACGTCGGCAAGAATGGATAATTTAAGGGTTCTACTTCCAGCCATTAATCGTCCCACTTTCCGATAATTTTAGAAAACGCATCTTCCCACTTTGCAATCAATTCAGGCTGAATTTTGCGAAGTGCTGGATAGATGAAATAGCCAGAATTTCCTCGCCCCTTGCGTGGGGTGCGTCGTGGGAACTGACGATAACGATTAGATCCGAATTCGTAACCTGCCCAGAGGTCTTTAGTTGATCCTCCACCAGAGAAACGCTGAGACGCGAATCCATAAGAGAACTCGCCAATCTTCGAGGTTTTGGAAACTTTAACGCCACTTGTAATGCGATCGACAACGGCTCGTCCAAAGGTTCGAGTGATGCCGTAGGCCTTAACTTCGTTGGCGGCATATTGAGCCAGCGCAAAGCTCTCGCGTTTAGCCGCATCAACAGCTTCATCGTCCATCGCTTTGAACGCGGTAATGATTGAACGAAGTTCGCGCTTGTCATAGCTGATTGGTAACTCATCTGCCACCCTTGCGCTCCTTCAATATCTCAATCGCCGTTAGAACTTGGTCTATGTCAGTCCACTCGCTCATTGGAATACCGGTTGCAATTGCAATCTCGATTATTAGTCGGTTGATGCTTCCGGCTTCGAAACTTTTGGGCTGTCATCTCCAATCGTCATTTCTTCTACCGATAATTCCCACACTTCTTGGGATTTAGTCGGTTTCCCAGCCGCGTCTCGCTTGTAAGCAAAATAGGCTAGGTCGAGGAAGTCCGCTTGCTGGTAGGCCGAAATATCCTTCATCGAATAAATTGACTTGCCCGTTTTGCGTTCCCACTTCGCCCACTCTGGGAGTCCAGCGTTGTAGGTGACTTCCTCGCCGTTCGTATATTTAATTGTGATTGCTAACTTCATCTCCCGATTCTCCTGATCTCTTAGCTGAAGGTCTCTGTTACTTCACCCTTCGCCACTTTGAAGGTGAACGATACTGTCTGTGCGTCAATGCCTGATCCGCCAGCTGTTGGGAACTCTGGAAGGATTGGGAATGAAAAGACTGCGCCTGTGGCGGCAGTCAAGCTGACTGTAATGCTTGTATCTGGTGCGCTCTCTGCTGCTGCCCAAAGTGCTTCGCATACAGAGTTAGCCTTGCCCCAGTCTGCAAGCATATCAAGCTGGAAGGTGCCTTCAATATTAACTGTCTTGTAAGCCTCGCCATCAAGAGTCTGATAAGTCTCGCGAACGTTGGTCTTTGTCAAGACTGCGTTTGTCGCTTGGGCTTCAATATCTGTTCCACCTGTGAAAGATAGCGAAACGTCGCGACCAGTAATAACTACTGTTGCCACTTTTTCTCCTTAGTTAGTCTGTGTGTAATAGGTGGAAACGCGAATATCTGCAACCAATAAATTGACTGCACCCACTTGCGTTACCGATGGCCGCTCTACTGGGCCGACTGTGTAGCCGTCCGGTATTACTGCCAAAACTGAAAATATCAGCTGCTCGAGATTGTCGAGAGATGCTGGGTTGGAAAGATAAGCGACTCCACAAGTGATTGTCATATTGATTTTGGCGTGAATTGTTGAGTCGTTAATTGTGTTTAATTCTAAGTAAGGTGAATCCGGGACAAGAATAACCGCTGGAACTTGCACAGCTTCGGGAACGTATGAATAAACGTTAGCCGAAACAGAGGCGAGTGCAGTTGCCAGCGGTGTTCGGATAGAAGATAGAACTGTGGAGGCAGGCATTAACCCACCATCGCATCGGTATCAAGATAGGGGCCAAGAAGGCCGGTTACCTTTGCCAATAAATTCTTTGAAAGTCTGTAAGGTGTAACTGCAAAATCTACGCCTTCGATTGATCCTCCAGCGGCAGTTCTGGCTTGGAAGATTTCGACAGAAATAGCCAAAACGGCAGCTTCGACGTTGGCATTTCCCACATAGGTTGATGCGCCAGAGAGCGCAGCGTTTCCGGCTGGGATAATGTTCTTTTCCAATACGTCAGCATTTGTGATGGCGGCGGTAAATACATAGGGGCCAATTAAATCATCGGTAACTGTGTGAGTGCCGTTAAAAGGCGCTCCGACACTTGTGATGACAACCGATTGACCTTCAGTGAATTCGTGAATTGTTGCGGTGTGAAAATAGGCGACATTGTTCTCTAAATAAACTTTATCTACTTTACTCTGAAACGTGACGAGCATTGGAAGGATAACGTTTTCGGAAGCATCGCAAATGTCGTCAAGATAAGCATCTGAATAAAGAGATGACGAGACGCCAAGAATAGTTCTGAGCTGTGAGGCTGTAACAATTGTTGGCATCTCGCCGTCCTTTCGATCTAGAGGGTGACAGGCCAGCTCGGGAGCGGACTGGCCGTCAC